CATTTAGATCTCTAGCTTGTCTGTTAGTAACAATTCCTGATCGGTTACTCTGGATACTGGTAAACATAGGAATAACAGGTTCTCCGTCTACCAAAATTTCTCTTTGAATAGTTCTCTTGAATGTGTCAACCATGTTGCCAATACTTTGCCATTCAGCTTTATTTGGATCATCAACAGGTTTAATATAATCAAACGAAAAAATCATCTTATTGCCTCTCCCGATTTTAGAATAATAAAATCTTTTCAAGACATTAACCATTTTTTCAAGAGAGTAACCTCCGACAGAATGATAATAAAATTTTAAATGTTTTATTTTATCCCAAACTGACCTAACCCTATTAACAACTTCATCACCCGCTTTTCTCCATTGGCCGGTTTCTAACAAGTGAGTGCTAACTCCTGACAATCCAGCGCACTGACGAATCATCAACTCGTTCCTGCTCATTTCACCATTATCAAAATGCAAAACAGGAACATCGTACTTCTGGGCAACTTTTGTGCAGTAATCTAAACAAAATCTTGTTTTACCTACACCGGATCTTGCAACAATAACAGTGATGTTGCCCGGTCTTAAAAGAGAGCCATACATGTCATTCATAGGTTCAAATGGTCCCATGAATCCCATTTCTTCTTTAGGATTATTACCTAAATATTCAATGTACTCTTTCATCTCTTCTCCATAAATATTGGAGAAGTTGTCTTCTGTTAAATCATATACATCGATCTTCTCGTTGAATGTTTTGTCTGCAGCTTCAATGATAGAATTAAAAGAAGAATTAGGATCGAGAGCCTTTACAGTTTCCGCTGTTTTCTTGGAGGCTTCATAAATTTCTCTTCTAACGGTGTATTTCTTAAGCTGTTGTGCTATTTGAACGATTTGATTTCTATCTACTTTTCTTAAAGATAAAGAATAAAGATAATCACTAATCGAAAGTTCTTGAGCAAAACAAAATCCTAATGATTTTATTTTTTCACTTAATACAACATGATCGACGCCTTTGCCGTTTTCACAGAAAGTTTTTAAGGCAGCATAAATTGTAGCAGTAACACCATTATCTGAAGATACGAAATCTTTTTCTGAAATAAAATTTGCAATGTCCCCATACTGTTCAGGGTACTTTATTAGACCAGCAAGTAATTGCTGCTCAATATCTTTACTGTATATCATATCTACTCTAACTCATCTTGATCTTGTTGGATGACAGAAGTCTCATTGATCTCAAGCTGATCTAAAAACTTTTCTAAAGATTTTCTTAAACCTAGCTCTACAATTTGAGACCCAACCTTGCAGCTAATTGAAACATTACCAGTATCATCCACGTAAGCCAAAATGAACCCACCTTGTTGCCCGTTGTTGGTAAACTCATAAAGTTTATCCAATAAAACTTCAGGCACCCCGTTATTAGAATTTTCTGTTTGGTCCATAATATATATTACACTTTTATAGCCCGTTAGTTAATATTTTGCGCAAATATTCCACATCTTCCTCATCATGTACTTCAATAAGGTCGATATTGTTGATTTCGCAAAAATTTAACTTATCTTGGTCTCTCTTGAGCTGCTTTAAGTAGTTAAGCTTGCTTTTGCCGTGGAAAAACTCAACATATTCGGTGTGTTGACGGCCTTGGACTTCAATAGCGATATTCAAAGTAGCATTATAGAAGTCTAAAGTCAAGCGAGTTCCGACAATAGGAAATTCTTCGAAAACAATATGATTTTCCCAATAAGAATAGAGAATATTTTTTATTCTCTTTTGAAATTTGCTTCGACTTCCTTTAAGCCAATTAACTCTATAAGAAGAAGCTTTTTTCAGCTTTCTGTTAGATCCATATAAAGTTTTGAAAATCATTGTGGCAACACAAGATCACGAAAATATTTGATTAAATAATCTTTGATATTTTCATTTTCTTCAATGAATGCATTGAACTTAGGTTCACCTTGAATTGTTTCTGGCATCTCAATACCGGCAGTTTGCATATCATTGCGAAGATCTTCAGAAAAACTGATCCATGCACCTTTCTTTTCCGCATAGCCCCATAGGTAAAGCATATCTAGAATTTCTTTCTCATTCCAAATGCTTTTACCTCCGGTGCGTCCATAGATGATAGGATACTTGATCACAGCATTCGTTTTTTCATTAGGACTTTTCTTTACAGTGATCTTAGCATAATGACCAATATAACTATTCTTTTGAGGGTCATATTTTTCATTAGGCTTCTGTAGGATAAGATCACTCTTGAATCTAGGCTCAAATTCCAAAATGTAGTTAGCAAAATGCAATAATGCATTACCTCCAGTAGCTGTAGTTTGACGAATAGGAGCCTTACTGTAAGGATCAAGTTGAATATCTGCTCTAACTTGACTAATAAAGATAGCCATATGGCCTCGTTTAGCCAAAGTGATACTAACTCTTTTCATAAAGTCTGATGCAAGAACAGCTCCGGCAGCAACTTTGCGAGACTCTTCAAAGCTTTTAAGAGCATCGTTTTTAGTAATCAGACCATCTAAACTATCAAGAAGAAAACAATATTTGGTCTCAGAGTCGTTCTTAATTAATCCGGTAATCATTTCGACAACCGTTTCATAAGTATTAGACTCAAACACAAAACAATTTCCATCTGCCCAATCCTCTGGGTTGCTGGTAAATTCAACACCAGACCTTTTTTGCATATCCGGGCTAAGTCTACCTTCAGCTTTAACATAAAGACCTCTAGCGTTAGGCACAGTCTTCAAAAAGTTCTTCATAACCTCTAATGCTTCAGAAGTTTTACCTCCCTCATTCATGCCGGTGAAACGGTGCAAGCCGGGGCCGAATCCTCCTCCTAATTCAAAATCCACAATTAGACTACCCGAGGAAACTTTGTAATCTATATTATCTTCAAAGTTATAATGATATTGAGCGTTCTCTTTAAGAAAATTTGTCAGCTTATCATTAACACTTAACTTCTTTGTTTCTTCCGCTTTTGATTTAGCTCTAGCCATCTAAAAAACTCCTTATTGATTGAGGTTTAATTTTGTTAACTATGTCCTTGCCTGACTTACGCTTGTTGAGTTTGACATCCTTGTCTTTAGGAGAGACAATATAAAAATCTCTATACTTGCATCTTAGCTTTTCATCTAATGGGTAAGCTAATAACTGAGCAAAAGATTCCAGTTTAGGCCTGAACTCAGTTTTCATCCAAAACCCAACATCAGGGTACATAGCCAACAAACTTTTAAGTAATTTGGTTTCTTTGGCCCAAAACCCCTTTTTTTGAGATAAACCTAAATGTCTCTCAATAATTTTTCTGTATGGGGGTTTAGCCATTCATACATCATATCACCTAAAAGACATCTGTCAACAAAAAAAAGAGCCCCCTTTCGGGGGCTCTAGGTGCGGGTCATGCTTGAGGAGGGGAAACTGATTGTAAACCGGGATTTTTGAGCTTGCTATCTTCGGCTTCTTTTTTGATTTTTTCATCAATTTTGTAGCCTTCTTTATTGATAGGTCTCATATCTTCAGTAGGTGTGCCAACTTCATCAACAGGAACTTCTTTGTCTGGGAATACTGCAATTTGAGTAGCGTCAGACTCCTTCACATCTTCTTCATCAAGCTTTCCTTGCTTTCTCATTCTTTCAAGAATAGCTTCCTGTAAAGCTGGGGGTAGAGTTTTTTGTTTTTCTGTAAGGCCACCTTCACCGGCTAAAAGCTCTGGGCGCATTTTCATATATTGCATTGCGCACATAGCCATGGTGTCATCCATGTTATACCCTGCAGTGTTAACAAACAAAGCATCATCCATAGAACACGATGTCATAAATTCGTTTTTGATATTAGCTTCATCCATGCCATATTCGGCAAAAGAAACTTCTAAATTTTCGTTATAGTCTTTCATAAAATCATTCTTTATTTTTATCAGAGCTTTCAATAACTCCTACTTCTTTTTCGGCTTCTTCATTATATTTTAAATAACCATAAATGGCATCAATATAATCTTCTATCTTCGTTACCTTAGATAAAACCCAGCCTTCAACTTCTTGTTGGGAAGCCATAATATCAATGACTTCTAAAAGCTGTTCACTAGCTTTTTTGAGTTGAGATTTTGCCATTTCGACATTTTGTTCTCCGTTGGCTTCAGATGTTTCGCAGCCACAACCACTACCACAGCCACAGTCTTCTTCGTCAGCAGTAGCTAATGCAGGATTAATTCTCAAGAGTTCATCTTGATCCCATAACTCTTTTCCATCCCAGCTATCAACAGAGCCTTTGGTGTAATCTGTGACAGACTTTCCTTTCTCCCACATCTTACAACTCCAATAACGTGCTTTCCATTTAGGGCCGGGATTAGAATCACACTGATGTCTTGCTCGAAAATTCTTACGACGGTTGGGGTCATCACGTTTGATCTCCATATTAGGATCACCAAAACGAACTATGACAACGTTACCTTTTTCGTTCTTAACATAAACTCCAAACTTCTTAGGTCCTTTAGGAGTTCTAAAGGGCTTGTTTAGAGTTTTGTTTTCTTTGTCGGCAGCAATTGAATTATCTAAATTTACTTTGATGTCCATATTAGAATTTGTTTAAAAATTGTTCAGCGTTGTAGAGTTCTACATCTGTGAACTCAATTTCAGCGGCAACTCTTTCAACGTCTAACATAGGGTCACCAACTTTATCTATATTTTTATAAAAATCATAACTGCTTTTAGCAATATCTTGATCAGCTTTCTTGTAAGCATCTTTAACTTTACCGCCTCTCATCATCTTAAGGAACATATTGACTCTAGCCATTGCCCATTGATCTCTGGATTTACCGGGACGGTGGGAAGAAGAAAAGGCACCTGCACCACGGCGGTATACCTTTTTAAGTTGAGTTAAAGAAACTTTTTTAGAGTATTTTTTATTGTGCTCTGCTACTTTATTTTTTAAAGCAGTAGTAACTCTTTCAGAAAAAGTGATCTTAGCTTGAGAATCTTCTACAAGCTTTTTATCATCTTTTCTTTCTAAGATTTTCTTAGCTTTTTCTTTTGCATCAGGTTTAGTTCCAGCAGAACCGGGAGGATTCGTTTTAGATCCTTTGCGTTTCTCTTCTGGTTTAGAAGGAGTCTGAGCTGAGCTTTTAGGCCCAGATCTACCTGCTTCGCTGATGTTTGTGTTTTCTGTCATATTATGTATAAATATACACCAAAAACACTCTACTAAGAAAAGAATTATCCCTCACAAGATGAGCATGTTAATATGCTGCGAGAAAGCTCTTGTGCAGGGTTAGCGCTTCTTTGATAGTAAAACCCCTTAATGCCTAATTTCCATCCTTCAATAAGTAATTCACTAACTTCTTTAGGGCTAGCTTCTAGAGGAATCATAACATTAAGAGATTGACCTTGATCTATTTCTTTTTGACGAGCTGAAGCTTGAATAACAACTTCTTTTTGCGAAATTTCACCAAAAGTCTTAAAAACATCTTTTTCTTCAGAGGTTAGAAATCTAAGGTGCTGAACAGAGCCACCTTTGACCAGAATGGATTTCCATACCTCACTAGTGTCTTTTTTCTTTTCTGCTAAAAGTTCTTTAAGGAATGGGTTTTTGTAAGTAAATTTACCTTTAGCTAAATCCTTAACAAAATAATTAGAATTAAGAGGTTCAATAGAAGGAGAAATTTGACCCAAAATAAAAGAACTAGAAGTAGTTGGAGCAATAGCCATCGTATGCGTATTACGTCTGTTATAACCTTTTAGTATTGGCGCTTCTCCGAATAACCCTGCCATCTCTTCAGACGCTTTATCACACTTTTTGCGAATTGTTTTAAAGATCTTATTGTTGAGAAGTTTAGCTTGAAATGATTCAAATGAAATCATCTTAGATTGCAACAAAGAATGCCAACCTAGTACCCCAAGACCTAAAGCTCTATGATTCTTAGCGAAATTATGAGCATGTTCCATAAATGGAATATTTTTAGTCTTCTTTACAAACTCCTCATTAACGGCATCTAAGAAATAAGTTAATGTTTCTATAGCATCTGTTTTAGCTATAGCATCCCAGTGCAATAAATTAAGAGAAGATAACACACAAACAAAAGAATGCTTTTCATCTGATGCCAATGCAATCTCATTACATAAATTTTGAGAATTAACTTTTAACCCTTTGTCTTTATATACTTGAGGATTATTGTTATTGATATTATCGACAAAACTAATGTATGGATAACCTGTTTCAAATCTCTTGCGAATGATCTTAGCCCAAATTCCACGCTTCTTAGAGTCACCTTCGATCATAGAATTCATCCACTCGTCCGTTATCGTTACAGCAATGCTAAGATTCTGGATGGGGTGGCCATTACCTCTAATTTTGAGAAACTCTTCTATATCAGGATGTTCTATAGGAAGATAAGCAGCAAAACTACCTCTTCTTGCACTGCCTTGACTAACTACCTCAGAGATTTTATCAAAGATCTCAAGAAAATGCACTGGTCCACTAGACTCACCGCCAACACTAATGTGAGCACCACGGTGACGAAGATCACCAAAATAACCAGATGTACCTCCACCCATCTTACTCATCATGCCAACTTCAGCAGCCTTATAAAGTATAGACTCCATTGTGTCGCTAACATGAGAATTGAAGCATGATACTGGTAAACCTCTAGAGTTACCAAAGTTAGTCCACACAGGAGTAGCAAGAGAATAAAATCCCTTACTCATATACTTATAAAATTTATCAGAAAATCCTTTTATCTTGAGAATCTTTTCTGCATTATCTGATATTTCTCTTATTCTGTCTTCTGCTGTTTGACCTTCTTTAAGGTAACCCCTTTTCAAGAACGTTCTTGAATCCTCGTTTAACCAGTAAAACTTTTCCATATTAAAATAAATCTTCTTCGCTGAAGCTTTTGTTTGATTTTGAATATTCAGTTGGTCGAGAAGCGAAAAAATCAGTCATCATATTACCTAACACTTCTTCGTCAAACCATGTTGTACGAGCAATAAGATCTTCGTCAATATCAAAAATCTTCTCAAACCCAATTTGATCAAGAGACTCATTGATTCTATTCTTGACAAACTCTTTTAAGATAGCTGCAGACATCAAATCTTTTTGGATGCCATTAACAATCCAATCGATAATTTGTTCTTCGGCTTTAAAAGCTTCTGCTGCTTCTGCTAAAATTTTAGCTTCTAATTCTTTGTCGAATAATTCTGGGTGCTCTTCTTTAATAGTATTGACCAACTTAATGCCAATCTTAGCATGAATATCTTCTTCTCTTGCAGTATATTTTGTTTGTTGATTCGTGTCTTTCAACAAGTTTTTCTTGCCAAACCAATTGATAACATAAAATTGGCTAAACAAAGACGTATTTTCGACAAATAAAGTAAATAGAATTAATGCATAAACAAATTGCTTTTTGGAATCCTTGTAAAATCTATGAGTATATTTACGCAGATACTTTACTCGACCCTGAATAAAATCAAGCTTCATATTCTCTTCGAACACTTCCTCTAAGTCAAGTAACTTCAAAAGCCTTTCATAAGCATTATTATGAATAACTTCAATATTCGCCATCACATACCCAAGATCGCGAATAGAAGGGTGAGGTAAGTTATCCCCAATTTTAGCCCAAAAAGTTTTGACTGCGATTTCGATTTGTGCAATAGCTGAAAGAGTGCGAATAATAATCTGCTGCTCTTGATCTGTAAGTTTAACGTGAAAGTCTTGAATATCTGATGAAAAAGAAAATTCCTTGTCAGTCCAGTGGCCTTCCCACATAGATCTCATAAATTCTTCTGTCCAAGGGTAATAGTCCGGTTTGCGTGAAATTTGTTCGTCGAAAATCATAGTTTTAGGTAATAAAAATTTACACTCCTGAGTAGGCAAGAGAAAAGATGTTTCAAACTAATAAAAAGCCTTATCATAACGATAAGGCCGTTTCATTTTTTTATCAGGCGTATATATTACACCTAGAAGCGCCTAGATTCAAGCAAAAAAACATCATGAAGCACCATTTTTTTTACAAGGTCCTTGAATGAGCTTTTTGGCTTCCAACCTAAGTCTTCTTTTATCTCTTCGTGAGATCCCAGTAGAAGCTCGACTTCTGCTGGGCGGAAGAATTTTTTGTTTATTTTAACTAATACTTCACCATCACTACTGATGTATTGTTCTTGGGTTGGCTCTTGCGTGTCATTCTTCCACACTCCATCAATATCAGCGCTATCAAACGCTAACTCAATAAACTCTCTGATTGTGTGAGTCTCGCCAGAAGAAACAACATAATCACGTACACTACTATTACCTTGCCAATCTTCACGATATTGATCTTGATTTAACATGCGCCATATAGCATCCATAAAATCTTCGGCATCGCTCCAATCTCGTTTAGCATCAAGATTGCCTAAAGTAATAGGTTCTATGTCTTCTCCGTATTTCATGGCATAATTGATTTTAGCAACGCCTTTAGAAATTTTACGAGTTACAAATTCTTCTCCACGGCGAGTACCTTCATGATTGAACAGCCAACCCTGAACAGCATAAATGTCATAGCTGTCTCTGTAAACTTTTACTAGATGTCTAGCTCCAGCTTTAGCTGCACCGTATGGAGATCTTGGTCTTAGCGGATGCTTTTCATCTTGCGGTGAATATTGTACGTCGCCAAATTCTTCGCTAGTACCAGCGTTATAAAATCGTGTTTCAGGACTAAACTTCCGT